CTAGCGTTGAAGTCGTTTATATCATCTGATAACTGTTTAACATCAGTTTCAGCAGCTAGTACTTTATGGTAAGTATAAGTATTACTTGATCCTGTAGAGAGTACTTGTAGACCTACTCCAGCAGCTAGTGTCTCACTGTATAGAGAACTAGGGAAGCTGTTAATAGTTACAGTTGCAGGTGAACCATCTGTAGTCCTACCAGTGGTTGATGCACCTGAACCATTAACGACCACTCCTCCAGCATCACTAATACTGACTACTACACCAGAGGCTGGCATTGAAGCTGTAGCTGGGAAAGCTGCTTCAGTTGCTATAGCTACGAAACCACCAAGTGCTGTTACAGATCCAGATACGTGATCAGCTACTGCTTTAGAAGTTGGTATCGCTGTGTTGCTGTTAGTAGTAAGAGAAGTCTCTCCAATAGTCTTACCATCAATCTGGTTAAGCTCAGTTAGGGTTGAAGTAAGAGCTGTACCACCTGCAAGTATTGAAGCAGTAGCACCCTGCATTCCAGCAAGAGTGGTTAGATCTGCATCAAGAGGTTGTTTAGCTCCTAGCTGTGTTTGAATTGCTGAGGTTACACCGTCTACATATCCAAGTTCTGTAGCTGTTAAAGTTCCTGGTATTCCATCTAGAACATTAAGTTCTGCGGTAGTAACAGTAGCGTCATCTAATATTTGAACTTCAGCTTGAGTTAAATCTGCTAAAGCAGAAGCTGTATTGGAACCCATTGTGGCAAGTTCCGTTAATTCAGCGTCTAAAGGTTGTTTAGCATCTATTTGAGTCTGAATACTAGAAGTTGCATCTACATAGTTGAGTTGAGCTGTAGTTCTAGTACAACCGTCTAATATATCAAGTTCTGTTGATGTAAGAGAAGCTAATTCAGTAGCAGCTCCACTCTGCATACTTGATAACGTTGTTAAGTCAGTAGCGGCAGCTTGAGCACCCAATGAAGTTCTAGCGGTAGCACCATTTTCAGCTACCCAAGTAGAACCATTTCCAACAATAATATTTCCATCTGTTTTAGCTAATCCCCCTATAGCAGTTAAATCAGCATCTAGTGGTTGTTTTGCATCTAACTGGGTTTGAATACTAGAAGTAGCATCTACGTAGTTCAGTTCAGTAGTTGTAAGAGTAGCCCCATCTAATATTTGTACTTCTGTACCTGTTAAATCTGCTAGAGCCTGAGCAGTACCAGTACTCATCGTGGCTAACTCTGTCAGTTCAGTATCAACAGAAATAGTAATCTTTCCAGCACTAGGGCTGTCATCTGCTATGGATACTGGAGCAGTAGCAATTATGTCGTCTTTTACTTTCGCTGTTGCTTTAGTATCTATTTGACCGTCAATAGCTGCTGTAGTGGCTGCTTTAGAATCGTTACTAGCCCAAGTATCTGAACCACCAAGGAAAGCTCCAAGACCTGTTAAGTCACCTGTACCAGAAAACAGTGATGCGTAGTCATCTGAGAACTCTTGTAGACCAAATCTAATCTGGTTATCTGCGTTGTTAAGGTCAGTAGATGTAAGAGTAGAACCAGCCGTATAAACAACAGTTGCGTCTTGTATAGCTGTAGTTCTTTGTAGTATTACTGTTCCTGTTACACCAGTGTTTAGGACTACGTTACCGCCGTTAGGCTGCTCAACTGTACTAGAGCCTGATATTTGATAAGTATTAGTACCACTAGCTGCGTTGGTATAAGTAGTTCCGTTTACTTTTACAGAAACGTCTGATTCTTTAATGTATCCAATCGGGTCACCACCAGAAGTAGTGAGAGCGAAAGTTGTTGTGGAGGAACCTGGTGTATAGGTTCTTTGTGCATACGCCATAGTTAGTCCTTACCTTGTGCTGCTTGGTTTAGTAGTTCTCGCAGCTCTGGGTCTGCATACCAACGTTGTGGCCTTAAACCACCAGGGGATTTTGGATCGGGTATCTGTTGTCGATGCTCTTCACCATCAACCCACTGTTCTATAACTATTTTAATCTGATTTCTAATTATAGACTTAATCCAGTTAGCTCTATCGCTGTTTTTCCTGTCCCAGTTGCCAGTTCTATAGGGACTGACTACATCTGAACCACTCATTTGTTTATATTCTGGACGGTTCACTATTTCTGTAACAAGTGCGTGAATACCAACGTGAGTTTTACCTGTCCAAGGGCTGGTGAATAAAGCATCTTCATTTAAGAAATGGTTGATTTCGTTAATAGTTGTATCACTGATACCAACCCCACGATCAGAGAATAAGTTCCGATCAATAGGTGGAATTAGGTTGTCTAACCTAGCTTGATTTACTTTATCATCATCTACCCTTGAATTAATTGGAAATATACGTCCAGTTAGGGCTTCTAGAGGATAAGCAAGTCTAGGTAAATCACTATGATTAATTAGTTCTCCAGGCTTACCAAAAGGCATAGCTTGACGACTACCTTGCCAGATTGTTGGATCATCAGCAATAACACTGCTTATAGCATCAATTAGCGGTCCTACCCCTGTATCTTCAAAGCGATAACCAAGAGTACCTATAAGTGTGTTGTAAGCTCCCCAACCAACGTTACCTATACTGTGTAGTCCACCTTTTTTATAGTATTTAGGAGTACCTGGTCCTTCTAATGGTCCTGCTTTTTTACTTTTAAATATCATTCTAGAAAGATCTCTTTCATACATCAAATAAGGAGAGCCAACTTTAGATACTGTGTCAGCTATTAACCTTTGCATAGGTCTGAAATCACCCTCACCTGCTTTAGTAATTGCATCAGTAGCTTTATCTGGACCTGTAAGTACAGGTATCTCCATTATCTGTCTAGCTTGTGCTGCCAGACCTAAAAGGATTATGTCTGCTGAGCTGTCTGCGTTACCAAACTGTTTTAGATCTCTATAGGTTGTGTGAAGAGCTAAAGTAGCTCCGAAAGAACCTAAATACATAAAAGGTATTTCAATAGCATCTACACCAGGAAAGTCCATAAACGGTACGTCTAACCTGAGATGGAACGGTTTCTTAAGTCCTTTTGCTTCCCTATAGGTATGAGTCATTGGTCCAGTAGATTCCCAACCAGCGGCGTCTAATCCCCAAACAATTGCAAAAGCTGCTGTTTGATAAGTAAGAGTTAGACCAAGAGCTTGCTGAGCACGCTCACGGATAATTGGGTCTGAGTGCAGGTAAAGGCTTTCAAACTCATTAGCATCGCTTAACAGCTTCTTACCAATAGGGTTTCTCCTAAGAGTTTCTACTACTTCTGGTGCTAAATTTTTACCAATTTGATCCTTAGTAACTTTGGCCCCTAAACGAATTGCATCTACTCCACCTCTAACTGCGTGATAACCAGAAATTATGGGTATCTTATTCTTCAACCAGTTAAACGCTGAAGTCGTTACTGGCATCAACGTTGTAGCAAAGGCTGAAACAGCAGGATTATCACTCTTTTTAAGGGTATCTATGGCTGTTTTCATATCAGCTATAGGACCACCAGTGATCTCTTCTGTAAGGTTGATGAAGTCTTTAAATTGAGAGAACTGCTTATCTCTTATTTCCCAGCCAACAATCTTTTGATCTATACCAGCGGTAACAGGTGAGAATAAATCTGAAGTACTTTTATTAAGTCGTTTAATTACTTCAGCTCCTACATTTTCAGGCTTAATTAAACCTTCTGCTACTTCATCTGCTATTTGCATCCGAACCTTTGCGTTAGCCCAAGCGTTACCTGATACTTCAGTAAAGAAGGAGTCACCCCAGCTAAGAGATTTCAAAACAGCAGTCATAGACTGGTCTTCACCCTTTGCGTAGTAAGGAGTTTTACCTATACCGAACTCTCTACCTAGTTGAATAGGAGCACCTAAGCCAGGTAGAACTCTTCTACCCTCTGTCCATGTGTCTAAAGATTTATGACCAGGAAGCCAGCTAAGTTCATTGAATCTCCAACCTTTAATAAATCCTGGTAGTTTCTTCCAGTCGTTACCGCTAATAATGTTATCGTGCATAGATTTCATCCATACACGTCCATAGTTAATTAGGTTATAAAGTTCTGGCTTTTCAAAGTCAGTTTTACTAACAGCCCACTTACCAAAGGGAGTCCTAATATCGAACTTAGTTACAGCTAAATCATCTAACTTTGCTTGCTGGTTTATTAGAGATATAGGGTTCTTAACGTAGTCTGGATGAGCTTCTGGGAATATCATCTTATTAGAGAACCCATCCCAAGAGTTCATAAAGCCATATAAGTAACCCTTCAACCATCTACTCTGTAGCTCAGCTTGCTTTGCTCCTGCTTCTACTAATTCCTCTTTACCTGCATATCTAGCTAATTTCTTTGTAATCCAACCCCCAACAACACCAGTTGAGTGTGCTGGTATAGCTTCAGAGAAACCAGCAACAACAATACCAAAAGGACCACGAGGATTACTTAAGGTTCCACTGGTAATGATCTGGTTCATAACCCCAGACCAAGTCTTATCAATTTCGTTTAACTTATTCCAGTTACCACCTGACTTGTAGACAGCGTCCATAACAGACATAGCTTGAGCCATCTCTGCGCCGTTAATAGCTTCTCCTTTCTCTAACTTTTTAAGAGTAGTACCCATTGTGGCATCAAAGGACTCACTAGCTTCTCTAGCTGCGTGAGACATCTTATCCAACAGTTCTTCAGGTTCAGGTAACTGAGCAATTACGTTGTTCCACTCATTAGCTAATAGTGCCCACTTTGCTCTTTGATACTCTTTTGATCTCTGTTTACCTGTCTCATCGTAGGGGTTTAACTCACCAAGCTTATTAGCTATCTCAGCTCTAGAAGGAAACTTAAGTCTTAACTTCTTTCTAAACAGTCCTAAAGCAGTACCTAAGTACTGAGCATTAGGATCAACAGCTTTAACTGATTGTCTTAAAATTCTTATATCGTGTAAAGCTTGAGCTGTTGCTGCTTCTAAAGAAGTAACAGTTGATTTACCATCTCTAATTTGTCGGAAGAGACGTAAAGAACTCATAGCGTTTTTAGTATTAGCGTCTAGAAAGGCTAATTGAGATGGTATATTGCTAATCCTTCTAAGGTTTTTTCTAGCTAACATCCCCTCTTCAGCTAAGAAAGCTAGCTGTCTTGCTCCTCTTGGGTCATCAATAAATTGACCCATCTCAAGAATAGATTTAGCAAGAATACTGTCTATACCTTTATTGTTTACTATTCGATCATTAACAACTTTAAGTAGAGCTTGATCGCTCATATCTGCTGTATATTTTGAAGCGTTAGTAGCTCTGAAAATTTCAAGATTATCTTCAAAAGTATTAGTACCGTTTTCTGCGTCAAACTTTTTAGCTGCTTCTAGTGTTTCAATAAGTTCATCTACCTCATCACCTACTTTATTAAGAGCTTCTAAACCTCTAGCTTGTTGTCCAGTTCCTAGAGATTCTACAAGCTGTTCACGAACGTTATCAGACTTTTTAGTAACGTTTAAAGGCATCTCATCAGAGAGATCTATACCTTGATTAATCAAAGCATCGTCTACTAATCCATCCTTATCTACAGGAACAGGTATCTCAGTAGGAGAAACCTTTGGTCCTAAGAGTCCTTCATCAGGAGTTGGTTGTGAACCTACAGCTTTAATAGGAGCTGCTGATACACCCTCATCAACAGCAGTAACGTTTAGCTCTTCAAATCTTCTAACCCAATCACTTAAGAACTCAGGTGATACTTGATTGTTATCTATAGCAGCTTGAGCTTCATCTAGTAGCGCCTTAACTTCACCATGAAGGAGAACAGTATTAGAGGTTCCATAAGTGTCTGGTTCTACTGTCTCTCCTAAACGTGTTCTATTAGCATCATCCATATCAACAGCTTTATTTCTAGCATCTAGTAGATCAGCTTCTTTAGATACCTGTTGCTGTGTTTCAGTAATAAACTTCTGGAAGTCATTAGAGGCTTCTAACTGCTGACTCTGAGCGTTACGGTAAGCAGAGTTCTGAGCTAGGAAATCAAGTTCTTTAGCTTCTAAGTCTTCTAACTTAATTTCTATCTCCTCAAGACGCTTCATCTCTTCTATTGCGTTATTCAATAGACGAAGTCTTCGTTGATTGGGAGCTTCACCTCTAGATGGCTTACCTTGTAGTAACCAATCTGGATCATTCTGCTGAGCAACTCTATAAGCAGCAGCTCTTTTATCTAGAAGTTTAGTCTTAGCAATGATGGAAGCTTGACTACTAACTTGAAGCTTTTTCTTAGAGGCTTTAAGTCCTTCTACAAGAGCAGCTCTCTGTTCTGGTATAGAAGTAGACTCTAAATCTATGTTTTTAGATATATCAGCTTGAGCGTCTAGAGCGTTCTTTGTTTTAACTAGGAAAGTTTCTGCATTTTCACGTGCACTAGATGATATTTCGGGTATGCCCTTTCCTACGGATACATCAAAATCAGTAGTTGTTTTTCCTATATCTTTATTTAGCTTTATCTGTATGCCTTCATCAACAGCTCCTTTAACGTTTGCTTCTATATCTGGTTGGAATTTTTTATAAGCTGCTTCCCAAGCATCACTAGCTTTTGTACCAAGCTTGATATTTTTAAAGGCTGTCCACCCTACGTCTAAAACATTAGAAAGTATGTTATAGGACCACTTAGCACCGCCAACAATAGCTCCTCCCATAAGAGCCTGTAGAGTCTGCTCTTTGTAGTAGTTGTACTCAGTTGGGTTTTCAGCTAAGAAAGCTCTCTTAAGATTTAATTTATCTTTAGGGGTAGCAGCTCTGTCCCATATTTCTAATTGCTCTTCATAACCTGTAGATAATTCTGGTATTTCAGGAGGCCAAAGAGCTAACTCCTCTCCTATTTCAGGAGCTGAAGCTCTTAAGAAGAAAGCTGAACTAGTAATTAGTTTATCTGCTTGAACGCTTACCCAATTAGGAGCAAAAGGTATTTTTAGTGGTGCACCTTTTAAAGCAGCAGCACCCTTCATAGCGTTGAAGGTTCCACCTCCAGTCCCTAACACCCCTAACATAGAAAGACCTTTTCTTATACCCCCTGCTGTACCTATAACTCCTACTATTTGTGCACCTAAATCTACAATCTCAGATTCTGGTTTGTTCTTCTTATAGAAATCACTGTCTTTACTGAGGTACTGACCTCCTAACCAACCCTCTCTCCAACCAAGAGGCTGACCATCTACGCGGCCATACTGTTTTATCTCCTTCTGATTTAGTTCATACTTTTCGTGTAGCTGCTTTTCAAACTCAGGTTGTCCACCAGTAAGAGTATCAATAAAACCACCAAGACCTAGCTTTCTAGTTATATAAGAAGGATCTAAATAACCAGTAGCTTCAGCTTGTAAAGGTAAAGAAACAAGACCATCAAGAGCAGACTGGGCTGTTCTATAAGCACCTGGAATAGCTTCATCTTTTAATAGGGGATCATCTGCTTTATTGGCTTCAATTAGTTCTTCTCTTTCAGATATTGCTTCAGCTCTTTTATCAGAAGGTGCAACCTTTTGAACAGTTTTAGCAAACCCCTGTCTTATTTGACTACCTACATCACTCCACTTATCGGGAACAGTTCTTGGTTCTTCTTCTTTTGGCTTCTCCTGAGTAGCAGTGCTAGACCCTTTTTCCTCACTACTAGGTGAATCTCCACCACCTCCCCACTCAGCATCATCTAATCTTTTATATTCAGCGTCATCAGGTACATATCTAGTGTTACCTTGACGGTCTGTAAAATAAGCTCCCATTTATTTGATTCTCCGAATGAGTGGGTAGAGGTTTTCTTTTAAGAAATCAACTTGGTGTGATTGAATCTTTTGGTCTAATCGAGCTGGGAAGCCCTCACCAGGATTGAAGATGGTCATTTGAAGTTGTCCAGGGTTAAGACCTCCGGTTGTTGTACCGTTAATCCCACCAGTGAGCATTACTTGTCGACCTATTGATACACGACCACTAGTGACAAGTATTTTTGAACCGCCAGAAATCATGATTCGATCTCCTTTACGATAACCAGGACCGTGAGCCTCAGCTTTAATAATTATATAGTTACCATAAATATCGTGAGTACCACTATCTACGATGTTTCCACCAACAGGAGCTGGCATAGCATCGTTACCTACTTGACCTGTAGGACGGGTTAACTTAAATCTAACTCTGTTAAGTTGTTTACCATCTGTAGATAGTCCAGACTTATAGTCACCAGCCGCTTCGTTATGACTAAGAGCTACATCATAAGGTGTGAAATCAGCAGGAGCAGCGTCATAGTTAATGAAAGCTCCTTGAAGTAGTTTTGCGTTAGCTTTCCATATCGGACCTAAACGCTTATTAGGTGAATATTTCTGTATCTGTTGTAGTACTACCTCATTCATAGGCATAGCACCACCAGTAGCGTATTCAAAATTATTCATTACATCTCTAGTGTCCTGACTTACTCCATACATATCGTTAGTAGTTAAAGCTCTAATAAGCTCATTTATCTGAGGTTCATCAAAGATAAATTGTCTATCTAGAAATAGTTTTACTTCATCTTTTGTACCCTCATTTCTTCCAAATCCTGTAATAGCTGAGCTAGACCAAGTAGCACCGTTATCTAAACTTAGTATTTCTATGTTCCAAGAACCATCTTTGTTCTTAGTAGTTCTACTGAAATCAGGGATATTATTATACTGAGTACCTCTAGCGTTTCCATCTGGAAGGTTGATGTTGTAGTAGAAGTTTGGATCACTATATTGAGGTTGGCTAGAAAGTCTGTCATTAATATCGTTATAGATATCCCTTTTAGTTTTAGAGTTAGTTAAAGCGTTTGGATCAGCTTTAAGAGCGTTATCAATTACCTCATCTATAATCTCATTTACTTCATCTCTTAAGCGTATATTTGATTGCTCAACAGCTAAGTCGGCGTTCTTTGCCTTTGCTTTACCAGATGCCCCTTCATTGGCTATTGTAGCTAGAGATTCATGACCTAAGATCCGAACTTTATTAGCATTCTGTAAATCTGAAATAATGGTAGATCTTAAAGATTGATACTTATCACTTCTCCACTTATTAACCGCAGTTCTGTTTTCCTCAACCATCTTTCCTAAACCCCAAGATCTCAGCTCTGCTGAAAAATCTGCATCTATATATTCACCAGTAGTATTCATTCTATTTACTCTTCTTTGGAAATTTTCAGTCTGCCTAGCTGTAGGTTCTTTTACAGGAGCTGCATAGAGATCATAGATATACTTCGAACCGTCTGCTCCTGATTTACCTGAATAAGTAAAACCTGCTACTCCTAGGTCTGCTATTTGCTTCTCAGCCATTCTCTGTCTTTCAGCGGCATCTGGCTTTCTACCTTCCTTTTCCTCAAAGTCAATTAAAGCTTTGGCTGCTGTGAGGTCTGCGTTATTAGTCCACTCTTTAGAAGCTCTTTTAATCTGAGCAAGAGTAGCTTTATCAGCCATATCTATAAGGCTGTAAGCACTCTTATAACCGGTTTCAAGAATCTCTCTATAAGTTTTACCGTCTTTACCTACTAGATCTAATAGAAGTATTCCCTCTTTAGTCTTTATTTCCCCTAAAGCTCTTTGGATTATAGGTCCAGCAGCATACTCAACAACATCGTTTTTACCTTGAAGCATATCTCCAGGCTTATCTACATCAATGTATAACTTGGTAAAGGCTTCTCCTAATACTTCATTAGCTTTTTTCTCATCCCCACCGTAGTACTGAATAAGATAACCTCTAGCATCCTGAACCTGAGTTTCAAAAGCTTTTTGAGCTTGTGGAGTTAAGCCACCCTTACTAGTCTTAATGATTGTAACCATAGTTCTAAGACCATTAAGAACCTTTGATTTACCAGTCTTATTAGCTATAAGATCACCGTTCTCAAGCCTTTTCTCAACTATGGATTTTTTAAGCTCAGCCGTGATTTGACCCATTGCTGAGTCAACAACGTTTGTTTTAAAGGTTTGTGGTAAATAGTCGTACTTTGAAGTAAGTTCTGACGCTTTAGTTGCTAACTCAATAGCTATCTCTGAATCATCTTCTACTTGAGATAATCGAGATAAGTTCTTACCACCCCAATCGTTATACTTTAAAACTGATTCAACCTTTGCATCTTGAGCTAAGGAGTCGTAGTAGAAGAACTTAGTCCAAGGATCACTAATACGGTTCTGTTTAGCTTGATCATATTGCTTCTTCTTTTGAAGTTTTTTAGTCTCATCGCTTATGGCTTTAAAGCTTGAGAACGCTTGTGTCCTCTGCTTTCTTAAAGCATCAGCATCCTTTTCAGCAGCTTTAACGTGGTTCTCAAAAGCCCACTTACTAAGAGTACCTAATCCACCACCTTTACCTACAAAATCTTCTATAGCTTCAATAGCTTCTCCCCAGTTACCTGGTTCATATTTGTGCATATCGAGAAGCTGTCCACCAATAGGACGTGGTTCTCTAGGAGCAGCGTCAGGTACTCCTCCTGCGGCTGGTTGTTGAGCTTTCTTGGTGTAATCCTTTCCTCTGCGTTGAGGGGTTACAGAACCGCTGTTAAAATCTAAAGCCATTACTGTAGTAATCCTCCTTTTTGTGTCTCCCCAGATAATAGTGGTGTGTTTTTCACAGAACCGTCACTGTTGTAATTTTGGCCGACTGTGGGTTGCATAGATCGGTAATACTTGACCCCGTCTATAACGTTGCCAGCAGCTTTAGTAACCATAGCGAGGCTAGAAGGACCAGCTTTTTTAGCTGGCATAATTCCTCTAACTGGTAAAGGAGCTAAAGGTTTCAGAGGATCGTTAACAGGATTTGGTATGTAGTCCTGAATATCCTTAACAGCGTTAACAGCTCTAATAGTTTCAGCTTCAGCAGCTCCTAACTTATCAGCTATTCTCCACTTCTTAGTTACGTTCTTATTACTGAGGGTTGCTAAGTAAATCTGATTATATTGATTTCTAGCAGCGTTAACAGAACGTCCTACTTTTCCTGCTGCAACTCCAGACTTCTTAGCAGCAATAGCATCTCTATTCATTTTCTGTGTCTCAAGTTCTATGGTGTCTTTAGCTGTGTCTTCATAGAACCGAGCATCTAAATCAGCTAACTGTCTACCTAAGTTCTCAGTAGCAGCAACAGCTACTTCACCTTTATACCCAGCTCTTTGTGTCTTAAGCTTCTCTTCATACTGCTTACGTTGTTCAACATAAGTGCTATCCCTTAACCACTGCCTTTGCTGTACCTCATATTCTCTATAGTTCTGTCTTTCTAAGTTTCCTTTCTGTTCCCAGTACTGTCTTTCAGCTTCAGAGTTTTGACGTTGTGTTTCATACTTACTAACTTGATGACCAAAATAAGTAGCAGCAAGGTTACCTACTGTACTCATCGCACTTAAAGCGCCCGGAGATGAGAAGAAACTAGTACTAGCACCAGCGGTTCCTGCTCCAGCGGTAGCACCGGCACTTCCTCCTCCTCCTCCTCCAGTAGATCCTCCACTAAAATTTGGAAGTGGTCCTCCTAAAAAGTTACTCATTAACCGTACTTCCTCGCTACATCAAAGTACAAGCCAGTCCACTCTAAAGCGACGAACTTAGCTTGATCAATGCTGTCGTTTACTACTTCTACTTTAACTTGGTCGTTCTTACTTTGGATATACGCACGAAATTTAGACTCATCAAAAGATGAAGCCTGACTTAAAACAATATTAGCGTTAAGAGGATCTCGTCTGTCAAATTCATAAGTATTCTTATCTCTAAAATCTGGTGTCACTTCTACTGTGAAGTACCTTGCATCATTGTAGTAAACATCCATATATCGTAGCTGGAGGCGACCAGTACGAGTACCAATAAAAGTGTTGTCAGTCGCAGTTCTTGCATAGGGCATGAGCTGAGGTGGCTCAAACTTGAACGTATATTTCTCCCCAAAGACCCAAGAGCTTCCACTAAAATCGCCCAAGCTGTCGCAAACAAAAGTATTAACACCCCCAGGAATAGTTGCAGCCACGACCCAACGTTTTTCAGCTTCGTTAGCATCAGTCTTATCCTTTTTGATAACAATGAACTGACTTGGATTTACTGTGTAGTAAGGCAGAGTAACAGTAGTTTTGTTGGTAAGACCGCTATAACTAAAAGTGACAGCACCTAGATCAGTAGTAATAGAACTAGATAACTGCCTATCTAATAGGAATAGATCCTGCTCAATTTGAGGAGGTCTAGAAGCGTTGATACCTTCTAGGTAGTACTTAACAGTACTGTTCTCTGTGTACTTAACTACATTCAACAACGTCCCCTCAACAAAATCACACCAATAAATACTCTTGTTAGGGAACGTCCACTTACTCCAAGCGTTTTGCTTGTTACTTAAAGACCCTGCTGAAGCTTCCCAGAAGAATTGGTAGATATATAAAGCGTCTGGATCATCACTACTAAGAGCTATTAGATATTGATCTGTCCTACTAACCGCTAATGAATCAATATTTTTTGGTATGTACTTCGGTACTGTTTCTGTTATAACGGCAGTTTGTCCGAGGTTAATACCAACAGTACGGTCAGTAGTAATAAAAGTATGTAGCCCTGTGAAGTCACCTTCTTTAACAGGGAATATAACTTGGGGTCCAACTTGTTGAGGTTTAACTTTTGATTCCATACTAATGGAACTTATACGACCTACAGAAGCTGTTTCTGGAGAGAACGTTACGTTGTCACCTGAGTAAAGTCTGAACTGGTTCTCATTAGAGAACAGAACTAACTCATCCTGTTGCTGCAAAGCGTAGTTCAGTACTGCTACGTCGTTACTAACTGCTGTTAAATCTATAGGGTCTGTATCTAAAACTTGTAAAGCTGATTGAATCCAGAAATTGTAATAAGCTCCGGCCTCACTAAGGATGACGTGCTCTCCACTTATAAATCCAAGACGGTTTTTAAAGAACACAATATCTGTAATCTTTCTATCCATAAACGATGGAGGTTCCATCTTATCTGCGTCACCTGCTAATCGTTCAGTCCATTTTTTAAGAACAGTTGAGTGTGTACCATCTGTATAGGTAGTACCGTTCTTTGGTTGAAGAGTAAACCTAGTTAAACCGTTAGAGTTTTTGTAATAAAGGAAAGCGTGAGGCATTGTAGCTGCATCAATCAAACCTTTAGTACCCCAAGCTCCTTGCTCTTCCCAAGAACCTCTACCATAAGTACCAGAAGTAGTTACGTTTTCTGCGTTGAATTTTAAGTAGTAAGAACTTTCACCAGCAGCTCCATCAGGAGCAACAATAACTGAGTAACCCTCCCAAGATGTAGTAGGTAGATCAAGAATACTGGTTACCTGATTAGAGAAACCAGACATCAAAGTATTACCTCTAGCATCAGAGACTACAAAACTTTTGAAATATCTAGAAGCACTAGCTAAACCTACTAATATCTGAGAACCCTGTACTGAGAACGTTAGATGGTTACTACTGTCTGCTGTATCTATAGCATCTTTTAAATCTGTTGCAATAGTTTGAGTACTGAGTGCTGTTCCTGAAGATAACGTAGCTGTTGTAATGTTTGCTGAAATTGTATCTCCGTTATCTAGCTCTATATCACATTCATATTTAGTAGCGTAGTCAATTAACTTAACGTTTATCTGAGCCTTAATTGGTACATAGCTACTACTTACAAGACCTATGTTGTACCTAGTTAGAGTTTCTGAGCTATCGAACTCACACTTCTTTTGAATATTAGTTATGAATACGTTGTCTTGAAAGGATGTAGCTCTAAACCTGTCTCTAGCTCTACCAGAACCTCTTAAGTATTCAAGATTAGTAGTAGTTATACCAGCAAAAATCTGCTGTACTGGTACAACAGTTGGGAGTATTCCACTAATAGGTTCAACGTTTGCTACTCCAGTTACAAAAGTTTTACTAGCTAAAATAGTTAAAGTAACTCCAGAAGCTGAAGCTGTGCAGTCTTTATTTAGAGTAATAGCGTTAGTACCTATTTCACTTATAGTCGCTTCTGTTGGAATACCAGATCCTGTTACAGTAGCCCCTACAAATATATCCGTCATACTACTAACAGAAGCTATAACAGCACTGTTGTTAGTTGTGTTACCAGTAGGAGTTACAGTTTTACTGTCGTCTCCTATTACTAGAACAAATCTTTCTGCGTCACTTCTGTTGTAAACGTAGTACCAAGCTTCATCCCATTTAATAGTTCCAGTTAAATTATTACCAGGAGTACCGTGACCATCATATTTAGTAAGAGTATCAATCTGTTTAAGAGGAACAGTACCTAATCTTTTCTTGAGACCCTCCACCAAATCACAGTTACCGTTCTCAAGAGTTTTAGAGAACCCAGGTAAAACGAAACTAGTTGCTTGTTGGTTGACCCCTTTATTCAATGGGCCAATGACTTGGTTAAAAAGTTCTCTAGACATTAGCGATCAAGAATATCAGGACCAAATGTTGTCTGCACACGACCTCCATATAGATCATCAGGACCACTGATGAAGTTATTATTTTGAGCCATGTCTTCAGTACGCTTTAAAATTTGAAGAGCGTTCTCTTCATCATCTGCTGTGTAGCTTTCTATACTCTGAGAAGTAACAGCCCTATTAGCAAATACTCTACCAGCTCTAATCGTTATATATCTTTTACCTGTTTCAGGTATATCATCCCAAGCTAACTCTTCTACTATTTCTGCAATAAGATCACTCGTTCCACCAGTTAGAGCTACACCTAAGCTTCCTCTTAAATCATAACTATTTGCTACACGATCAAAGAGTTTAATACCACGTAGAACAAACCTCTGTGAAGGGTAAGATAAGGGATTGAAACGAATAGCAAGAGTATTAGAACCAAGAGTAGAATGCCCATTTCCATCTAAAGGTATTTCCTTATATACCATAGTGTTCCAAGACCAACCTGCTCCTTGAACTTCTGTACTTATTTCATCTAATACTCTTTCTGCTAAAGCTGCGTCTCCAGTAAGAGGAGGAGTGAGCTGGTTTAGGGGAGCTTCCCCAATAATTGAAAGAAGAGTATTTACTCCTTGTAGTTTGGTTGTTGCCATATATAAACAAAAGGGGAAACATTACGCCTCCCCTTATTGTATTCGGTTTTCCTAAGTATTTACCAAGGGTTGCCGTCATGAAGTAGCGATACTGCACAATCGGGACGGAGGATACCGTGTCCAACTGCGTAGCTTGCGACCATCATGGTGCTCTGAGTCATTGCTTTGTACTCAGAACCAGTCATCTGCATATTCAGATCCTTAAGAGCAACTGTACCGACTGCTTCTTTGGTGAAGCAAAGTCCGAACAAGTTGGTAAGAGTTGAGGTGTTACCCTGCTCATCTTGCCAATAGTCGTTAGTACCTGCTGCTGCAGTACCGTCAGAACCGTCGTTACCATTGATGTAGTTAGGACGTTCTCCTCTATTAGTAGCTGATTGAGCTGCTGTACCTGAGTAGCTGTTTCCGTAAGAAGCAGAACCAAGGTTGTTAGAGGTCTTGACTGTAAAGCCAGCAACACTAAGAACTCTATTGCTCTTGAATGATCCGTTCTCACCACCGCCTGCGTTCCAGTCAGTGTTGATTGCACGGTCAGAATTGATGACGTCGTAGTAAGCGCCTGGAGATAGGACAACTATGCGTCCATCCTTAGGTGCATCCTTCTCGTCAAGTGCTTGGCAAGCTTTGTAGAGGTTCTCAACAATTAGGTCGCCTCTAGCGTTGCGGTTAGCAGCACCGTTAAGGTCAATACCTGTGTATGAAGTTCCACCAGGAAGCTTACTTAGAACGAATAGACGTTCTCCAACCTTAAGCGCTGCATTAGTACCTGTACCAATAGCACCGATTGGGTTGACAACAATAACAGAAGGAGAAGCGTTAGTTGCGGTAGTTGTAATAACACCGTAAGCACCACTGTCCTCACCATATACAGTTACACCAGCCGCGAAGGTGGCATAGTTAGCCATCTGGCCTGACATGGTGATGTTGTTGCCTGCGATACTTGCAACTGTCACATCAGCAGGAGCTGAAGTTACAGCGTAAGTCTTGTTATCCCAGTCATCAACACGTCCATCAGACTCGGTAGCTGTTAGAAGTGTACGTACTAGACGTTGGTCATAAGCACGGCTGAGAGCCCTGCCTAATTCCTTGGAATAGATTGACCTTACATCCCAATGAAGTTTGGCCTCATCAAGGTCATAGATTGAAGCATCAGCGATAAGTAGATCATCAATAGTGATAATCTTCTCACCGATCATACCTTTGTTACCTTGCCCTGTGATCCAATCACCCGGCCTATGATATCGACTTGAAAAGCGACCCGTAATTGGGAAGCTGGCCGATTTGCCTGAGGATATGGTACGCTTTTGGGTTAGGTCTTTGAAAATTGTTTCTCTATTGAAGACCGTTAGGACTTCTCCAGAAAAGATTTTCAGAAAATTCGCATTCTCTTTTTCGTAGTTACCAGCGGCAGAGTTAGCGTTATATTGAACGCCATTAATACCACCTAACCTAGAGATGCTCGAAAAATCTGGCATCGTTTTTGAAAGATTAAATAAACATTAAGGCTCACGTCACCACTGCTGTTATCTCCTCAGAGGCAACAATATTTACATAAGCTTTCCTAATATTAGCCTATCTAGGTGTTAATACGTCTGATCTAGAAACTTTCTCTTCTACATCCTGTGTGTAAGCAGTGTCGTGTAGGTATCTAGGATCGTTCATAGCAGCTTCTACTTCCTGAACTGAGCGATATACATCAGTGGAGTTGTTAGAGATTCTACCGCCTAATAAAGAAGGCTCTTGCCCTACAGCTTGGTTATAAGCAAAGAACATAGATTGAACAGCGTTCCTAGCTCTTGTGTAGTCTCCGCTATTAACCTCCTCGTTATAAGAATCAATCTCATCCTGATCAAGTTCAGCTTGAGCCCACTCTCTAATAGTTGTTAGGTTCTCAGCACCACCAATAGTTTCTAAGATGGTTGATTCTTCTGCTGCTGGGAGAGATTGCTCTTGTGCATCATCAGGTACTTGGACACCCTCTATATCAGGATCTTCCTCGTAGTACTCCTCTACTTCAGCTTGTGGTTGTTCACCAAGTTTTTTCTCAAGCTCTTGATAAGCCTGTAGAAGATCTTCTGGAGATTTGAACTTACCTCCAATAAGTTCTCCTTCTTGCTCAAATTCTTGTGGGTCTTGACCATCAAGAATAGCTTGGTCCTGCTCGTTATAAGCAGGGGTCTCTTCTGGAAATGCTCCACCCGCTGTATTGACTTCAGGCATTTTTTAACCGATGCGTAATGTTAGATCAGGATACACTGCTACGACTTTTTTTGCTTCAATAGCTTTTATGTATTGTTCAAAAGTTTGAGGCTTCTCTGTCTTAAGTCTCTCAATAAGAACATCAACCTCAGTCTTAGGTTCCTCTCTTACAGGAGGCTCCTTAAGTTCAGGTTCAGTTACCACCACCTTCGGCTTGCTTGGCGACTTCTTGGTCTGTGCGGACTGTGTCATTTTCAGCTTTAAGTAAGGCAGCTTGTTTAGCTGGATCTTGTGAAGGATCCTGTGCCGCTGCTTGTTCTTGTGCCATCATAGCTTGTTGCTGCTCTTCTTCCATCAATTGCTCATCTGATTTGATCAGTTTGTATGTTTCTAAACCATCAGAAGCGGCAAGTCTAGTAATCAGTTCTCTACTATTAACGTACTTAGCCATAGACTCTGGACCCATAGTCTGAGCTAATGTTTGAATGAATTCAATTAACTTAGCCTTATCATTACCCCTTCCTAGGGCATCAAGACCAGTAGTAATACGAGGCGTAACAATATTCTTTGGTAGTCGAGGAAGGCTACCCCTCTTCTCCATTAGTGCCATCTTTCTATTAACTAGTGGAAGTTGTAGTTCTACAGAAAGTATGGAATATACGCCACCCAACCCAGCTTCGAGCTCTTGGGCGACCATTCTGATTTCTTCCGCGGTGACGCGGTCCCGTCCAGAGGCACCAGCTTGAATAGCACTGTTAAGTAAGAAGGAAAAACTAAGTCTTTGTTCTATACGAGCTATGGTTTGCAGAGCTACAGACAGGTCTGCCTGTTTCTGCATTTGAAGCGGTGCTACATCGTTAGGATTGCCCGCAACAATTGAGCCGTTAGCTGCGCGTGCTAAAGCATCTGGACGTGTAGTACCGTTCGGGTTACAAAGGAAAATTATCTTAGCTGCTGCTGCACTACCCTCAACAATTGCTTTAGATAAGTACTCAAGAGACTTAAGATCCCCAAGTAACTCTTCTACATAACTCCTTCCGTAGGCTTCATGGGCAACTCGGAACATCCTGAGAGGAATCCAAGGAGCTTTATCTATAGGTACTGAACCCTTTGGACCTAGAGGTTTTCCATATACCTCTTGATGCCAGTTACATCTGTCTTTGTCGTAATCCCAAGTAACACGGGTGTATAGAAAGACAGTTTTATCTGTGTTTTTACCGTCGTTATTCTTAGGTACTACTCCAGGTGGTAATACTTCAGGACTTACCTCTTCTCTTACTACTACTTCAAGTATGTTTCCTTCTGGATCTCTACTAAGAACAAAAGATTTAAGTGGATATACTCTAGTACCTTGGTCTGTTACATAAAGGAGAGCGTTACCACTAATGATGAGGTGTTTAAGAGCTTCAAACAGAGCAGTCCTATCTCCAGACTCCTCTATATCTCTCATCACTGCTCTCTCCATTAGAGAAAGCTGCTGCTCAAATTCTGATTGTAGTTCTTTATAATCTTCTAGCTCCTTTTGGAGCTTCATATCATCTACAGAAAGCCTAAAAAACGCCTGGTTAGGGGGTAACAAAGCGATCAAAAGTTTACTTGCTAAGTTATTAACACCCCTAGCGCCCAGCCCTTGATAAGTAGTGTTAATTTTTGTGTAGAGATTCTTTCCTGTACTCTTATCGTTCTCAGTAATGAGTGTAGGTAGGGTGTATTTAGCACACTCAACCCCTCGATCTAGATATACAGTTTTCTCTGGCTCAAGGAATAGATACCTACCCTCAGCAGTGGTACCTTCTTTAGCCAAAATTCAATCCTCCTGATGTTGAAGCAGTATCACCACCTCCACCTATACCAAGTCCTGAATCAATACTCAACTTAGTTCTTTCACTTTCAGGTGTACCAGATCTAACTCTTTTACGCTTCTTAACGGGAGCCCCTGCACTTTGCATTCGAGCTACAGAAGCTTGAAGCTGTTGGTTGTGAATAGATAAAGCAGATGAAGCACGGGTTTGTGCCATCTGAGCTTCAGCTTGAGCAGCGGCTCTGTCAGAGGCAGCGGCTGACTGGGCTGTAGCTTCTCTACTAGCAGCTATTTGTGTATTGAACTGTTGCTGACGTTGAGATGCGTCAGCTTGCATCTGTTTAATCTCAGCCTGAGCTGCATCTCTTGCTTGAGCTGTACGTCTACGAGATTCGGCTGCTGCTTTCTTAGCAGCTTGAGCTGATGCGTAGCCTGAATAAGCAGTGGCGGCTGCGCTTAATCCAATAGTGAACGGTAACCAAAAACCCATTAGTAATTAACCTCAGTTGTATTTGGTTTCTTCTTGTAGTTTAAACTGATCTTTCAAATGACGTACTACCGCCACCTGACCAGCACTGAACCAAATCTGTTTCTCTTCCATACTAAGATCAGGAGCCTTATCTGGATAGAGTTCTTCTAAGTATTGTAGAAGAGACTCATCAATATTAGGCATCATATATTTAAACTAGTTTCTTGATCCTTTAATCTTTTCCTTAATTTCTTAGCACTACCACTAACAGAACCAGCCTTACCACTAGCACCTGTACCAGTAGGTCCAGTAACTTTTGTGGAAGATACGCCAGGACCACCAATAGCTTTACTTTCTCTCTTAGCTCTAGCTGCTTTCTCTTGTTCAGCTAAGGTTGCTTGTTGTGCAGCTCTTTGATCTCTCTCTGCTAATTTCTTAGAATAACCAACAGCTCTTTTACTTTCTAACTCAGTCTGAGCTTGCTTCTCTCTTGCTGCTACTGTTTTAGCTTTAGAGTCAGCTAAAGTTTTCTGTTCAATTCCTCTTTGTGTTTCATAAGCAGATTTTCTACCTGCAATCTCTTTATCTAATCTAGATCTTTCACTTTCATATTGTTGACCTGCTTCTTTAGCTTGTTTTGTAGCTTCTTCATGAGCCTTCTTAGCTTTTCTCCTAGCTCTTTCAGAAGCACCAAAGGTTAGAACATTAGTAGCAGCTCTAAAAATCTTTTTAAAGAATCCCCAAGCCATAACTGTGGGGAGTAGGTCTACTTCTTCCTCCTTCTTCTCCTCTTTAATATCGTTACCTACAAAGTCATAGGCATAGTTTTGAGCTAAATCGTGAAAACCAAGCCTTATTAATAAGTTAGTTCTCCAGTTTCTCCAGTTTTTAAAATTAGGCATAGCTCGGTAAGTCAGAATTGCTAGTTTCAAAAAAGGCAGGGACTCTAGCTCGTTTAGTATCGTCTAAACCCTCTGTCTTTCCACTGTACATCAGGTTATCAGACTGATCTAGCCAGAACTTCTTATTCAGATAGCGATCCTCTGAATCTCCTAAAGGTTGAAGAACCCAATTAATTGTTGCTTTCCTTAGTTTATCTAAAGATGGGCTAGGAGTCCAACCCTTTTCTCTACACACAAGACTATGACCACTTACGTGAATGGTCTCATCACGGCTGATATCCGCTGATGTAACCCTCATCCCAGTGTCTCCGTTGAATCTGAAGAAAGGCAGCAACACAAAAAAGATAGCTTTCTCAATTACAAGAGCTTTTAAAACTGTGGGATCAGGGTGAGCCTTCCAAGCTGCTTGAAGTCTAAAAGCTTCAGCCTCAGCTTTCTCATCTACACCATGAGCTTCAGCAATATAATTGAGG